TCCTGTTACAGGAGAACTAGTAAGTGACATGATAAAATGCATAGCAGGTGATATGGTAGTGATGGACGGAAAAGTTTATCATGGAGTATACCCTACATTAGAAGAAAGAAAAGTATTTGTAGTTGATTTTACATATGACGTAGAATATGACTAATGATAAGATTCAGTTCTTGTCAGCAATCACTGGGATTGCAAATACATACAGTATATAAAGAAAAATAAAAGGAAAACATATGACACAGTGGATTGGAGCAATCACAAGAGGACACAACGGCGGCGCTGTTTTATTGAAAGATGGTGAAATTGTATTTTCAATCGAAGAAGAACGTCTAACTCGTAAAAAATATGACGGAGGACCACTTGCCGCGATGGTTAAATTCCTTGATTATACAGATAAATTAGACTATCTTGTAGTAGCACATACACAACCATTAGCAGAATCTAGTAGAATTGATTTTAGTGGCGGAGATATGTATACAGGTTTAGCAAGAAAGCTAGGATTAATTGATAGAAGTGACAATGCTTACACACCAGATGGACAACACCAACATAGACAAGTTATTGACCTAAGTCATATACATCATAAGTTACATGCGGCATGTGCATTTTATCGTTCAGGATTTGAATCAGCAGTTAGTGTTATTGTTGATGGTGCAGGAACATTTATACCAATGAACATTAATATGGGTGTGTTTAATGAGGAATATATGTCTTGGGAATGTGAAAGTATTTTTAATTGTGCATATCCTGATAATTTTAAAACTTTATATAAGCATCAAGGTGGTAATGGTCCTTTTCCAGGAACACGTATTCCATATATCCCGTCAGATCGTGAAGGAGAAGAAGGATTTCACGAACTTGTGTTAGATGACAGTGCAGGTATTGTAAAAGCATATGAAGCAGTAACGCAATATTGTGGTTTTCAGCCTATCGAAGCAGGTAAAACAATGGGTCTTGCTCCTTATGGCAAGAAAAATCCAAATATCCCACCAATTTACACAGATGGTAATGGAGGTAAGTGGCGCACAAGTGATAGAAACGTAGTTATTCCAACATATCCAAATGCGGCATTGGTTAATGAAGCAAAATATGATTATTTAGAAACATCACAAGATGTAATTGATAGTAAAACAGACCTAACTACACAAGAAAATCGCAGAGATTTAGCATATGCAGTTCAAGAAGGATCACAACAAGAAGTACTTAACCTTATTTTCAAAGCAGTTGAAATGTCAGGTAATAAAAATGTAGTACTAAGTGGCGGCTATGCACTTAACTGTGTTGCAAACTACTGGTACCTTGATAAATTAAACAAAGAAGGCATTAAATTATATGTTGAACCTGTGAGCAATGATGCAGGAACTGCAATGGGTGCGGCTATGCTAGTATATCATCAAACTACAAAAGATAAAACTGTACGTCCTTATGCAGAAACAATATATGAAGGATTTGCATACTGTTACACTGATAAAGAGATTGAAGAAACTGCAAACAAATATGGTGCGTCTATTGTTGATGCTGATAACAAAAAAGTTGTAGAACTTATTACAAATAAAAATATTGTTACAGTATTTCAAGGTAAAAGTGAAAACGGTCCTCGTGCATTAGGTAATAGAAGTATATTATTTGACCCAACATTTGAAGACGGCAAGGATTTTGTTAACAAAGTAAAACGTAGAGAATATTTCCGTCCGTTTGCTGGAACTATTTTACTAGAACATGCACATGAATGGTTTGATATGCGTGGACTAGAGCAAACACCTCATATGATGTATGCAATGGATTGTCAAGAAGGTGTTGCAGAAAAGATTCCAAGTATAATTCATGTTGACGGAACGTGTAGAATTCAAACTGTAACTAGAGAACAGAATAAAAACTACTACGAGCTTATCGAAGAGTTCCATAAACAGACCGGTGTTCCAATTATTTTTAATACTAGTTTCAATTTAGGTGGCGAACCACTTGTTGAAACTTTAGATGATGCTGTACGTACACTATACAATAGTGAAATGGAGTATTGTTATCTACCAGAGTACGGCAAATTAATTGAAATGAAAAACTAATGCTGGTAAACTTATATTCTATACCTGTTTATAAGATAAAACTACCGGAACATGAACAAGTACAAAAAGATTTTGCTGACATACTTGAAAAAGACGAGTATTTTAGTAAAGTACCTTCTTGGTACAGTCCTGTAGATACTACATATGGTAACCCCGATGCTTCTAACTTGCCATTTAAGACATTTATTCGATCAGCAATTACTGGACTAAATGAATATCTTGAAAACTTTAGTATAGATCTACAATTAGACTACAGAATTGAATGTTGGCTTAACAAATATAAGCCTGGGTCTTATCAAGAAGTTCATAACCATGTAGGATTAGCACAAATTAGTTGTGCTTATATGATGAACACACCGAAAGATAGTGGTAACTTTGTATTCTACAATAAAGCCTATGACTTTTTACATCATTCAGGTCTTCCTGCATTGTCGACACAAGCATTTAGATACAATAATAGAGTAACACCTCCTTTAGAAGAAGGCGATATCGTATTTTTTCCTAGTAACTTAGAACATTACGTATCTAATAATACTAGCGACCAAGTAAGGTCAACAATTAGTGCTAATTTTGTACTATCGGAGAAACAAAATGATTAAAAACACAATTAACGAAGAAGAAACATTTGCTGTTAATGAAAACTACGACACAAGATTACATAAGTTTGGAAAAGAAGGTATAAAAGTATTAGTAGTTGATAACTTTTATAAAAATCCAAACCTAGTAAGACAACTTGCTTTAGATATTCCAGCATCTGTTAATAGACGTATTAGAGGTGGTAATCCTGCACTAAGAATTAATGCATTTTACGAGCTATCAAGTTTAGCTCAACCATATCACCACTTAGCATCAGAGTTTTTTCCAGAGATAATGTATCAGTACCAACCAGGATATATGGATAGAAGTTTTATGAACGCAACATTTATGATTAATGTCATGCAAACTGATAATTTACCGCCTGTTGCACCGCATCAAGACAATCGATCAGGTATAAATCTTGCTAGTACAATTTATTTGAATAATGAAAACGAATCTGCTGGCGGTACAAGTTTTTACGAATTCGGCGGCAAACACTTTTATACTGAGGATGTAGTAAACAATGACTTTAATGTTACTATGGATGTAGAAGGTAAGGTTCCAGTGACAGAATATATTACTGATAGTTCACATGACTGGGAAATGATTGGAATGATTCCAATGCAGTTTAATAGAATGGTATTATACAATCAGGCAGTATTACATTCTGCATATGTCAAACCTGATATGTTTGTAGGTGATAACTATAGATTAAATCAACAATTTTTTATATAGGAGAATAGCATGGATGATAATTATGATGGAGTTGAAGTATATGATAATGTATATCCGATTGATTTTTGCAAACAAATAATAAAAAGATTTGAAGAATTGTCTTCAATGCAAATGACTGCAATACAACAACAAGGTATTGATAGGAATCAAGACGAACGTATATACATGGATTGGGCGAATCATAACAGTCATTATCATGCAGATGAAGATTTATGTAAATTTTTCTTTGAAACACTAAACAAAACATATTTAGAAAAGTATAAAAAGAAATATGAGAGCTTAGGACTGCTATTTCAACATACAGCAAAAGGTATGAGCGTACAAAAAACAAAACCACACCAAGGATATCATGCATGGCACTGTGAAAATGCTGATGTAGCAACAAGCACAAGAGTATTAGCATACACATTATACTTGAATGGTGTAGAAGAAGGCGGCGAAACAGAATTTCTTTACCAAGGACATAAAATTAAACCTGCCCCAGGTAGATTAGCAATCTTTCCTGCATCATTTACGCATCCACATCGAGGTAATCCTATCTATAAAGGCGTTAAGTACATTATAAGCGGATGGTATACTTTAGACCACTAGGAAAAAAATGAAAATAGCAGTAGTAGGTGGTGGCACAGCAGGCTTTGTGTCAGCATTAATATTAAAAACAAGTTTTCCAAACTTCGAAATTGATGTAATTCGGTCTACCAAGATCGGAACTATTGGTGTTGGTGAAGGTTCAACAGAACATTGGTCTGCATTTATGGATTTTGTTGGTATTAAGGCTGGCGAACTTATTAACAAATGTGATGCTAGTTTCAAGTCTGGCATTATGTTTGAAGACTGGAGTGAAAAACCGTATTTACAAAGTGTTCATGAGCCATATGTTGCTGAACAACTAGGCACACCTATTGCATATGCTAAATTGATAGGTGAAAAAATAGATGCAAGAGAACTTACTGGCGAATATCTATGGAAGAACGAAACTCCTTATAATAAATTTATGGATGAACGTCCTAACGAAACAGGAGTAAGCCAATATCATTTTAATACTGCTAAATTAAACGACTTCCTAACAAACTTTTGTATAGACAAAGGTATAAATGTATTTGATGACGAAATAACTGATGTAATTTTAAATGACTTTGGTAATGTGCGTCAAATTAAAAGTGAATCTAATACATACGAATATGATTTCTATATAGACTCTACAGGATTTAGACGCCTATTAATTAATGCAGTAGGTGCTGAGTGGCAAAGTTACAGTAAGTATCTTAAAATGAAAGAAGCTATTGTATTTCCTACACCAGAAGGAGATGAAATACCTATATGGACATTAGCAAAAGCAATGGACGCTGGTTGGATGTTTCGTATACCTGTTCAAGGACGCACAGGTAATGGTTACATATTTGATAGCGACTTTATTACAGCTGAACAGGCACAAATCGAAGTTGAAAAATATTTAGGACATAGTGTTGAAGTAGCAAAAAATATTAAATTTGATCCAGGAACACTTGACAAAGCATGGATAGGCAACGTGTGTGCTATTGGATTAAGTCAAAGTTTTGTAGAACCATTAGAAGCAAGCAGTATTGGTAGTAGCATTAATCAAACATTTTTATTAGCACAGCGTCTTACAAATTACAATAAAGAAACAATTAATAGATACAATCTTGAAGTTACTGCTATTATGGATAACATTAGAGACTTTATTGTACTACATTATATTACCCAAAGAAGAGATACACCGTTTTGGAAAGCAGTATCAGAAGTAACATTACCGGATAGCTTAGAAAAAAATCTACGTATGTGGAAAGTTAGAATGCCGATTGCTGATGATATGACTACACATACTAAAAAGATTTTGTTTAACGAATACAACTATGCGTTAGTAATGCATGGACTAGGATTATTTGATAATGATAGTATTTTAAAACAATATGAAACAATTCCGCAAGGTGCAAAGGATCATGTTGAGAATTCTATACAACAAAAGTTAGAGTTTGATAAGACAAAAACTATTCCGCACAAAATGATGTTACAATTATTGCGGAGATTGACATCATGAGAGTGTTTGCCTTTGGCTGTAGCTTAACACAATATTTTTATCCTACTTGGGCTGACATTTTAATACATCATTATAAAGAAGAAGGTGCTACTACTGGAGAGAACTGGGGACGTAGTGGTGCAGGTAATCAATATATTTCAACTCGTCTATGGGAAGCACATACTGAACATAAGTTTAATAAAGATGATATTATCTTATTACAATGGTCTAGTTTTTTTAGAGAAGACAGATTTCATATGGGCAAAGGCTGGCACACTCCAGGAAACTTTAGTAAAGCAACAGTAGGACAGGACATTCCATTTGTACTCAACAGTTGGCGCTATGAGTCTATGTGGCAATGGGCTGACATGGCATGGGCTACAATGCGTGATTGTGCATTAATAAGCAGTACACACAAAGCATTAGAGAGTTTAGGATGTAAAGTTATATCAACAGGATTTAGAGAACCTACTGAAGGTTGGGAAGAGCTTAGTAAAGAATTTAATACTAAAAATAAATATTTAGAATTAGAAGATGTACGAGCTATATTAGAAAAATATAAAGACGATATTAAAACTACATGTCCTCCAATACTTAATGCACTAGGCTTTGGAGTTGATGAAGAGTTTTTTCAAACAAGACCGACTAGTATACCTGATCCAAACCCAGAACTTTTACATTTACATCAACCTGAAGTACATCCTCTTACACATGAAGCGGCAGATTTCGTACAAAATTATGTATGTAAATTAAATGACAAAACGTTAGCCTTTGTTGACAAATGGAAGCAAACATTGACAGCTGAAGAATCAATAAAACTTTACGAATTAGACTGGTTTAACTCCGAAATACATGGCTGGTCAGATGATAGATGGAGACCTTAAAATGAGTATACCAGTAATTGGATTAGATAGAGATGGAACTATAAATGAAGACATTGGTACATATGTTACAAAGCCTGAACAGTTTAAACCTATAGAAGGTAGTTTAGAAGCAATTAAAATGATTCGTAACAAAGGTTACGATGTTGTAATACTTACAAATCAAGCTGGTATTATGAAAGGCATCTGTGATGCTGTTGACGTTGATGTTGTACATAACTATATGTTAGAATTACTCTGGAACATAGGTTGTAGAAACATTAATGGACTTTACTACAGCACAACTAATTTGAAAGAAGATGTATATGCCAAACCAAACACCGGAATGTTCAAACGTGCGGCCGCTGAAATAGGTGTAAATTGGAAAAATGGCGTGTATGTAGGTGATAAAATTACTGATTTAAAGGCGGCTGTAAAAGCAAAAGCAAAGCCCATACTAGTACGCACAGGATATGGTGTTGAAACAGCTAAAAAATTAAATACGTTTGCTAACAAAGACCTTAAAAAACAAACAGAAACCTTTGATAACCTTAATCAGTTTGCCCATAGCTTAGTAGATTTAACTTAAATTGTACTGTTACATATCTTTGTAAAACGATAAATACAATATGGAGCATGAACAATGAATAAACTTCTGACAAATCTTTTTAGTAAAGGTGCAAATAACACCATTCATCTGCCAGACAGATCAAGTTTTAGTTATAGAGGTAGCTGGATTGGGGTGCAATATAATACTGTTGTTGACTCATTTCATTTAGGTGAATACAGTAGTGCAGTGTATCAAATTACAGTAGAATTTGATTCAAATGAAAAAGAGATTATGCAATTATCAGTAGTTGCTAGACCGGATAGAGCTGTTGCAACTATATTTGGACGTTCAAGTATAAACCAAGAATTAGTAAATTTATCTGTCACAGTTGATGCAAGTGTTGTAAAGATTAACGCTAGTCCAACATCAAATACTTATGCTGGCGCAAAGTTAATTTTTCATGCTACATACGCAAAAACAATTCATCAGCTTACTCCTCCTGCGATAGTCGCAGATGTATCCACTGTAGAGGAGTCTGGGGTAAATACTTTTGATGCAACAACTACGTATTTTGATAATACAAACATAACATTTGATAAGGTGTAAGGAATGGCAAAATCAACAATTAACTTAGGTACAGCCGCAAACGACGGTACTGGTGATAATCTTAGAGCAGGTGCAACTAAGGTTAATGCTAATACAGACGAGCTGTATAACGCTTTAGGCGACGGAACAAATATTAAAGATATCGTTAACTCTAACATGGAACTTGATGTTCAAAATGACGATACAAAAATTAACAAGGTATCATTTCATGCCGCAACATTAAACCAAATGAACGCAATTAGCACAAGCACATATCACGGTGCAATGCTACATGTTCATGAAGGCGGTTCAGTATACGTTGCACACGCAGGTGCATGGCACAAGATGCTTTTAGATGCAAGTGCAGGTACCATTACAAATTACACAGATCCTTTAAAGCCAGTTGCATACGTAGGAAACATTAACAGTTTATCAGATGTTGACACAACATCACAAGCACCACAAGCTGGTAACGTTCTTAAATGGGACGGTGCTAAGTGGGCACCAGGAGTTGACGTTGCCGCAGGCGGTTCTGCTGTTGATGCAGGAACACTAGACGGATTTGATAGTTCATACTTTACAAACTATAATAACTTAAATAACAAGCCAGTCATTCCAACATCTATTACAGATTTAAGTATTACAGACGGTACAAGTGGACAAGTATTAGCGTCAAATGGTAACGGAACATTTGGATTTATTACACCAGCGGCAAGTGGTTTACAAAACATTTATCAAACAGTTGATGCTGACACAGGAACAACAACTGCAAACTCAACAACAGATACATTAACACTTGCAGGCGGTACAAATATTACAACTAGTATTGTAGGTGACACTGTAACGATTGCCTATAGCGGTGATGCATTATCAGGTGAAGCTAACCAGAACGCATTTAGTAATGTTCAAGCAGACAGTGGACTAGCAGAAGCTGATAGTAAAACTGATACACTAACTATTGCAGGTGGTACAGGTATTACAACATCTGTAACAGGAGACACTGTTACTATTAATGGTGAAGCGGCAACAGTTGCAAGTTTATCAGATACAGATTTAACAGGTGTAACTACAGGAAGTGTTCTTGTTTACAACGGAAGTAATTGGGTACGCAGTCCACAAACATTTGATCAAACTGCATATCCTGCAATGACAATGTTAGAAGTAACAGCAGATAGTAATAACGGATATAAGTTTAGCCAGTATGGTAACACAGAAGATCCAACAATCTATGCATTAGCTGGAGCAACCATTGCATTTAAAATTAATAGTGGAGCAAATCATCCATTCCAAATTGAAACAAGTGGCGGCGTAGCATACAATAACGGACTTGTTCATGTTGCATTAGATGGCGCACAATCAACAGGATCATCTGCACAAGGTAAAACATCAGGCACATTATATTGGCAAGTTCCTGCAAACATTAGCGGTAACTATCAATACCAATGTACAGTACACAGTTCAATGCAAGGTACTATTGTAGTCAAAGCATTGAGTGCTATATAAGGAAATAGAAGTAAATGGCAACAGTAATTAACGATAAGTTTCAAGCACAACACGGTTTTGAAAGTCCTAATTTTTCCGTAGACGGAAATGGAAAATTAACGACTCCTACTATCGATGTTAAAAGTATTTTGCTTAATGGAACTCCGTTCGTTGCTTACGTTCCACCAGAAGACGACGGCGGTGATGATACCGGCACACAGGTATCAAATAGTTTTGAAAGTCTTGCTGTAACAGGCGGAATTTTCAAAGTTAACTATTTAGGTAACACAGCAATATCAGTAGTTAACGGCAGACTAACAATAAACAGTATGGGTGCTATCCCAGGTAGTATTGACAATGTAGAAATTGGATATAATACACCTTCACAGATTAAAGTACATACAATTGATATGGCGGCTAATCCGGATAGTACAGCATCGACTATAAATATGAATGGTGCATCAGTAAAAGGCGATGTAAATATCGCAAACAACGTGGTACTAACTAATCAGCCTACTGTAGGCACCCACGCAACAAGTAAAGGTTATGTAGACGCAACGGCAACTGCCCTTGCTGTAGCATTTGGAGCATAAAGAATGGCTAAGAAAAAGATTTATAATTACAAGTTTTACCCAGGATTAGGATTAAATGATAATACATATCCAAATGCATGGGCATTACTTACCCTAAACAAAGACTTTATACAAAAAGAAGTAGCGGCATGGATTTTACAACAAGTAAACGACAACGCTACAGGGTTTGTGGGTTATACATATAGTCAGTCAAAGTGTGAAAGAGACACAGGTTACAACATTGATGCATGGGCACATGACTTAAGATATACAGGTAACGAAGAAACAACAAGAATTTCAAACACATATTGGGAAAAAGAAGTAGCACAAGTAGACGGTGATAGAGTAGCTGAAATCAAAGCAAAAGAATTTACACGTGACTTAATTATTAATCATGTTTTCAATAACAGTCCACAGTCAACTCCATACCAAGGAAACGTTGCACAAGTTACAAATTCTGCTAACGCTGAAAATGCGGCAGGATCAAGAATCCAAGTTCTTTCAGGTATTGTTATTGATGTATTGACTTCAGGCACAAGTGCATTACCAACATTTGAACGTAAAGGCCTAGGACATGTTAGATTCCAAGGTAACTACGATGCTAGTGACTTATTAATTGTAACTAATACAACTAAAACTGAAGTTATCTATAACTTTACAGATGCACTTAAAGGTGGTAAAGTAACAAGAGTTAATGATGTTACTCCAAGAGATTCAAGTGGGTATGTACCAAAATATGACAGTACTTCATCTAATGAAAATGCAGATCATGACTTTCCAAAATACTTACAGACTACAGATGCTGTTACAATTTTAGATTTAACACATAATACATCAACACATGCTGAAACAGACGAATTACAAATTTTTATTGACTCACCAGAGCAAATAACAAGACCGTACGATTTTGGATCTGACGCAATTGAACGTATGCGTATTGCTCCTCCATTAAGTATGCTTGACGCTGACTTTGAATACGGACTACAGCCTACTAAATGGTCAGCTATTGGAATGATGCGTGGTTATCCAAGTGTATACGAATTACCAGGTACAGAAACACAAGTGTTAAGCGTGGTAACAGATGCTTCAGCAGGAACAAGTGGCATTGGTGCATCTAAGATTACAGTTACAACTATTGGTGCTCATGGATTTGAAGCAGGTACACCTATAACAATTAAAGCACTTGAAGATGCTGTAGGTGGCGCGGCGAGAGCTGAAGGTTCATTTATTATTGACTCTATTCCTTCTGCAACAACATTTACATTTTATGCAAAAGCAAAAGTTGGTACTACAAACGGACAAGTATTATCAACAACATATACACAGTTACGTAAAGGTGCATTCTATACTGGAGCAAGTGTAGGACAGCCATTGTTTACAGTGTTTAGTAATGGTACAAATGGTACCATGACACTAAGTTTAGCGGCACAAACAAGTGAAAACAGATTAGCATTTACAGGCGATGTACCAGAAGTTGGTGCTCCGATTGTTAACGCGGCATTTCCAACAGGAACACAGGTTACTGCTATTGCAAGTACACCAGGTGGTACAGCATTACCATTAAACTTAGTAAATGATATTAATATTGGTAATACTGATATTGAAGTTTCTAGTACAACAGGTATTGTTGTAGGACTAGCGGCTGATAACGGTAGTGGAGATGCTATCTTTGTTAACAATATTGCAGGAACTACAGTAAGCATGAGTGGTTCTTTCACAAGTGCAATTACAAGAAACACAGAAACTTATACAGGTGTATCAGGAACAATTACAGCACCTACAGGTACAAATGCACAATTTACAATTTCAAGAACAGGTGTAAACTATTCAGTAGATACAATTTCACAAGCAGGATCAGGATACAAAGCAGGTGACAGACTATTAGTAACAGGTGATAACTTAGGTGGTACAACACCTGCACATGATGCAACAATATTAGTAACAACTGTAAGTGGTACAGGTGCAGTAACAGGTGCAACAGTTAGCGGAACTGCATTAAGTGGAACAATTTCATACACAGGAGTAAGTGCAACTTATAATCAAGATGGTGGTACAGTTGGCACAACTAGCTTTGATATTAACTATGCAGGCGGTGGATTTACAACCGTAGATATTAATTCTCCAAATGACACAACAGGTTATGCAGTAGGAGATAGATTAAGAATTACAGGCGATCAATTACTAGGTGGTGTAGGACAACCAGGCAACCAAAATGCTGGTGGTAATGACTTTGTAGCAAGAGTATCAGGTGTTGGTGCAGGCGGATCAATTACTTCTTTAGTACCAGATAACGGTGGTTGGAGTATTGGTACACCTCCAAGTCAAACAAGAAGTTATAGCTTTGGCGGATCAAACTTAGCGTTTACAGGTGGTACAGGATCAGCATTTGAATTTGGTATTAATGTAAACGACACTACATACACTATTCAATATACAGGTGTGCCAGGAACAGGTTATACAACAGCAGATACACTTGTTTGTGCTGGTACATTATTAGGCGGAGCAAGTCCTGCCAATGACTTATACTTAAGAGTTGTATCTGTTGACGGAGCAGGCGGAATTACAGATGTAAGACTAGAAGGAGCAGATGAATCATCTGTTCCAGTTGCACTAAACGCTGGCACATTTGAAAGTAAAAATTTAACAGACCTAGCTGGTTCAAGTGCAACATTTGATATTTCAAATGACGGTACTAACTACACTGTATCAGTTACAGCAAATGGTACAGATTATCATACAGGACAAACTTTTACAGTACTAGGAAACGCAATAGGAGGATCAACTCCAGGAAACGATTGTACTATTACTATTGATAGTGTAAATGGTACAACAGGTGCTATTGCAACAGCAAGTGCTTCAGGTAGTGCTCCAGCACTTCCAACAGTATTTACAGGTCAAGCAGGAGTTAACCAAGCACACGCAGGTACAAGTGGAACATTTAATGTTACAAGAACATCAGGTGTTTACAGCATAGGAATTAACGCAAGTGGTAGCGGTTACGAAATTGGAAACGTAATAACAATTCCAGGCAACACACTAGGTGGCGCAACACCAGCACAAGATGCAACAGTTATTGTAACAGGCAAAGATGGAAGCGGTGGATTAAGTAATGCAACTATTACAGGTAGTGCAGTAGCAGGTGGTGGACTAAGTTTAGTAAATGGTGTCACACTAACAGACTTTACAACAACTACTATTGATGCGGCTACAAGTGTTAACTTTGAAGCACTATCAACTATTGAAATTACATGGCCTTATGCACACGGAATTGTGCCAGGTGACACATTTGTTGTTGACGTTAATTCAGATGATGGCGGAACAAATAATCACGCACTAGCGGCAGGATCGTTTATTGCAATTGATGTTCCAACAAGTAAAAAGATTAGATATAACACAAGAGCTCCTGGAGCAGTATCAGAATTTTTAGGTGATAGTACTGAGGATAGAATCCAAGGTAACGTTTATCTAAGACCAGATTCGTTCTTTATTCACAGACCATATGATGGTGGTGTGCAGTTAGGTACAGGTGGTCCACAACACGGCGCTCAAGCAATTAGACAGAGTAAAAAATATATTAGATACCAGTCAGGTAAAGGTATTATGTACACAACTGGTGCATTGTTTGCTCCAAGTTACGACCTAAGAAGTGTAACAGCAGACGGCACAGGTATTGGTGCAATCCTAACTATTGTTACTGATGATAACGATCACGGTGCTCAGGTAGGTGGTAAGATAAGACTTATTGGAGTTGAAACAGCAGGCTACAATGGTGAATATGTTATTACACAAATTATAGATGAAAGAACACTTAAATGTTTATCAACTCGTAGACTAGGATCACAAACAGCAGTTCTTGGTTTTGCGGCACAGATGACAGTTGTTGGCTGGCACGGTGCTACTGTACGTTCAGGTATATTTGATGACCAGAACGGAATTTATTGGGAATTTGATGGAACTAATATTAGTGTTGCCCAACGTACAAGTACTAAACAAATTGCAGGTACTGGAGCAGTTATAGTTGACTCTAACTTAATTACAGGTAATAATACTAGATTTAGAGATCAGTTAAAAGCCGGCGATAGAATTGTTGTCAAAGGAATGACTCACGTTGTTGCAAACGTTGATTCACAAACACAAATAACAGTTACACCAGACTATAGAGGTGTTAATAATTCGGCTTCTTGTAAGATAAACTTAATTACAGACAAGAAAGTTCTACAAAGTGAATGGAACTTAGATAGAATGGACGGCACTGGTAAGAGCGGATACAATATGGATGTTAGATACATGCAGATGATTGGTATCCAATACAGTTGGTATGGTGCTGGTTTTATTGACTGGATGGCACGTGGTGCTGATGGTAACTTTGTATTCTGTCATAGAATGCGTAACTCAAACGTAAACACAGAAGCGTTTATGAGATCAGGTAACTTACCTGTGCGTTATGAAGTTACTAACGAAGGAGCATTCAGCCAACTTACAGCAGATATAGATCAAACACAAACGTTTATTCCACTTGCAGAATCTAAATTCTTCCCAGACAGTGGTACAGTATACATTGATAACGAAATTGTTAGTTACACAACGATTGATCATACATTAAAAAGATTAACAAACTGTACTAGAGGAACAACACTTCAAAACTTCCAAGCTGGTGCAACTAGACAGTACAACGCAGGTCCAGCAAGCGGACACGCAGAGCGTACTGGTGTAATTTTAATTAGTAATAGTATTACACCACTTATATCACACTGGGGTTCAGCGTTTATTACAGACGGTGGCTTTGATGAAGATAGAGGTTACATTTTCTCTTACACAGAAACAGGACTAAACATTAGTACAACAAGACAAACAGCGTTCTTGCTTAGACTAGCACCTAGTGTTAGTAATGCTATTGTTGGTGACTTAGGTGATAGAGAACTGTTAAACAGAGCTCAGTTGCTTATGCAGGGTCTAGAGATTACATCAGATGGACTTGATCCTGATAATGCTAACGCTCCAATTTACGGCGGTATTGTTGTTGAAGGTATTTTGAATCCACAGAACTATCCACTTAACCCAGGAGACATTGGTTGGACTGGATTGTCAGGACTAGCACAAGGTGGACAGCCAAGTTTTGCACAGGTTGCATCAGGTGGTAGTGTTAACTGGAACAGTGGTGATACAGCGACATATACTACAGCGGCAGTTATGGCTCAGGTTACAACAACAGCACAATTAATGCCATGGTGGTCATTTAGAACAAATAGAAGTTATGCATACTTTAGTGCAGATAGTTGGGAAGCGGCTAACTTATCAGTTGGTGATGAAGTTAATGCAGACGGTGGAGGTAATGAATACTTCCCACAAGGTACTACAATTCAACAGGTTGTTGACCAAAGTATTTACGGTAGATATCTAGTTTACTTCTCAGGTAATTCAAATTCAAACTCAGGTAATGGTGCTACACAAACATTCCAAAAAGGTGGAGACTTATCTAATTCAAGTTTTGCATTCTTCCTTAAAAATGTTTGGGACGCGGCAGGTGCTAAGTCAGGTACAGAAATTGGAGATGCAGGCGGAGCTCCAACAGACCAAAGTGATATCACTATGCCAGCATCAAGTTATGTGTCTAATATTGAAGGACCATTACTATTTGGTAACCAAGGTTCGGGCGGTATTGAATACTATAGAGTCAGCTTTAATAACAGTTTTAACGGAACGCTTCAACCAGGCGACTTGTACAATTTTAAATTCCAACAACCTCCATATGCACAGCCAGGAGAAACAGTGTTCTCATTCATTGCTCAGCCTGGAGAAAGATCTACATTGGATCTACAGAACTTGAAAGAACTTACAAATACTACACTAGGTGGTAGAGGTACTTTCCCGAATGGTCCAGACGTGCTTGCATTGAACGTTTATAAAACATCAGGTGCGGCAGTAGATGCGAATATTATTATTAAATGGGGTGAAGCTCAGGCTTAATTTTCAGGGGTAGTAGTTACAGTATTAACAGCATCATCTTCGGGTGGTGCTGTTTCCATTTGTGGCTTAGGCTTTTGACTATCACCTGGTGCAATGCGATAATTATCTTCAACACTATCAGGTGTACTTACTTCAGTAACACTACTTCCAGGTTCCATACAAACTAATTGATGAGGCATCAGTGGTGGATTGTGCCATGTCATTCCAGAAGTAAGTTCTTGTGATTTGTATTCAGCAGTGGTTGTATCTATATAATTTAACAAAAATCGTCCGTTATTTACAAACCATGTTTCATCTTTTTCTTTATGAAAATGCATACTAAATTTAGCACCAACTTTTTCAAATACCATAATCTTTCCGCAGTACTTGTCGTTTGTAGCCCAGATTAATTCGTAACCCCAACCTTTATCTACTTTACCTTCTAGTCTAGTTGGTTCCATTGATATACTCCTCTATTGTGTGCCAATGTCTCATTGCTATAGTATTATGTAGCTTTGTATTATCTGCACAAGTATATTCCTGATACTGACCTTTCAAATGATCTGGCATTGGAATATATTCTATTTTTGCATTATATTTTTCTGCAATTAGTTTAGCAATTTCTTCTACATTATTTGTTTTGCCTGTACCTAGATTATATAAACCTTTAGCATCTGTTTCATGCATCATTTTTTCATGTACAATAGCAACATCATGTACACTTACACAATCTCTTTTGTACTTGTCACTGCCTTCAAATAATTTAATTACACCATCTTGTGATGCTTGCTTTTGAAACTTACTAACCAAACTCATTTGGTCACCTTTATGTCCTTCACCTGGACCATACACATTAAAATACCTAAAATTCTGCACTAGCATACCAAAGTTTTCGTATCCATTTTCTTTCAAAAACTTATCAATTAGATACTTACTCCATGCGTAAGGTGTTTGCGGATAAACAGGATCCGATTCTTTAAATTTTGTATTATTACCATAAACAGCAGAAGTACTTACAAGTTGAATATTAGTATTAAAGTTTTCACAAACTTGTAATAGACGTAGTGTAAATTCATAATTTTGTTGCCAAACTTTATCTATATCTCGTTCTGTAGTATCTGAAATTGCACCGCAATGTATTACCCAGTCGTAACTAGATACATCAGGTACAACATTTTCTACCCATTCAAAACCTTCTACTTCATGTTCTCGTGATTGTAGATAATTAGCAATATAACTGCCAATAAATCCTTTGTGTCCTGTTACTAATACTTTCATCTATACCTCTTTTAACTATTATACTATCTTTAATTACTATTGTCAATCTTTTTAATTGTTGCAGATGTACTATGTCCTTCAACTATAGGAAATATTACAACTTCTGCAAGATGATTTCCAACAACTGTATCAAATGTATAATCACCACCTTTTACTATAATATCTGGCTCTAATTTAGTCATCGACTCTAACGGAGTATCTTCATCAAAAATAATTACATCATCTACAAAACCAAGCTCTAAGAGCAATTCCTTGCGGGTGTCTTGATCGTTAATGGGTCTTAAATCGCCTTTTAAACGCTTTACACTTGCATCGCTGTTAATACCCACTATAAGCCTATTTCCTAGGCTATGTGCGTGTCTAAGTAGCTTTAAATGGCCAATATGCAGTATATCAAACACTCCGTTAGTCCATACAACTACGTCTTCTAAATCGTCTTTTTGGAGAATATATGTACCAGAATGTTTCACACTTTCAGTTGATCCTCGTATAGCTATTTCTAAACATTTCTTGTGTGCATATCCTTTTGTTAGACCGTATACAAAGCCTGCTATGAAGCAATCACCTGCACCAGTAACGTCGGATACTTCAACTGTTTCTACAGGAATGTTGTATTCAACATCATCTATTTTAGCAGTAACTTCATGTCCAGCGTCAGTAGTGATAATATTGCCTTGCCATTTATCAAACTCAAACTTAGTATATTCGCTATTGTTAGGCTTGACTAACCAAGCACCTTCGTAGTCGTGTGCGTAACGTTTTGGATCTACAATTACCTTACAATTAAATTTGTTAATATGCTTAATAATTTGTTTAGCATTGTCTAATGTTCCTTTATTGTAATCACTTAAAACAACAATATCATATGGTCTAAAATCTGCTTGTTTGATTCTTTCTAGCACAGCATTTGAATCTGCTTTTTTATCTTCATCAATACGTGTTATGTAATGCCCATCACAAATAATTCTAGTTTTAAGACTATGGTCTTCTAATGTGTCATACATTTCTACATTTACACCTAAACTTTTTAAATTATCGTAAACTAATGCCGCTCCGCCCATTGTAGTTTTTTCTTCTTTATGTGTTACTACAGGAACAGGGGCTTCTGGACTAATACGTGTACTAGTTCCATAAATGTATTTGTCATATATTATATCACCAATTACTAAAACTCTCATTACATTTCCTTTATGTATTGTGTATTGTCTGGTAAGTTTTTACTTTTTTGATCAAATACTTCAACATGATAACGATAGGCACTGTCACTAAATTGTACATCATTATTAAAAATTAATTCTTTTTCTGCAACTTCAGATGTCAATTTGCCAGTACCTGCAAGTACATAACTCCATAACGGCCATCCAGCTCCACCTTCTGGTCTTGGAAATAATGTCATATTAGGTACTCTATGTTTGCAAACTTCGTGTATTGATTTTACAAACTCTGTAGTTGTTGCTCCACTATCAATATACTTCCAAAATTCTGTATCATTACGTCCGCATGTATAATGTGCTACTAAGAAATCTTTTGTTGTATCATACAAATGACCTAGCTGATTATTGTATCTGTGAACAGTTCCTTCATTACATGTCATATTTTTATCAGCAGACAAGCAATTTAAAACAAAATCTTTTAATTGCATAATTGTTGTGTGTATACTTGTTGCTTCTAATGGTTCTGCAAAGGCCGCACACAATCCGATTGATAAAACATTTTTAATCCAAAGTGTTTCTTGCCTTCCTGATTCAAACTTTAAAAGCCTAATTGGGTCAACTTTGCGTCCAATTGTTTGCTCAAGTTCAGCATGTGCTTGATCAGGTGTAACAAATTCATCACTGAATACGTATCCACAACCACGTCTATTTTTTGTAGGTATTTGCCAGCACCAACCATTATTTTGTGCCCAAGCATTAGTTACAGGCTGTATTACTTCGTCATCTTCATAAGGTAAAAGGAACGGTAATGCACTGTTTACAGGCAAGTTTTCTTTGTAACTTTTCCATTTTCCGCCTACTGCTTTCATAAGCACTTGATTGAATCCACTAGCGTCAATAAACATATCACCTTCAACGGTATTGCCGTTGCTTAACTTAACTGACTCTACAAATCCAGTGTCTGACTCAAGTATAACATGTTCAACTTCACTGTCAATATGTGTAACAGTTTCACAAATTTTCTTAAAATATTGTCCTACTTTGTGTGCATCAAAATGGTATGCATGATTACCTGCAGGTTCAACAAAACTATTTTTATTATGATGTATTTTATAACCAAGCTCGGTAGCAAGGTGTAACAATTCTTTATCTCTAGCACCTAAAGCATGTTGAAACACAAGATCAACAACATCATTACTAGTTGGTGTGCCATCAATAGGACCATAATAATGCTTGTTTTTGTCAGGTCCCCAACCAATATGCTTGATACCTAATTTAATTGTAGCATCACACTCTTTAATAAAGTCTTGTTCGTTACAACCAAAATCAAACATTTCATTATGAATAATGTTTGTTAGTGATCCTGTTGAACCTTCACCTGCACCTATGATGCCAATCTTTGAACTTTCAATGACTGTAACTGTGTTTTCGGGCTTAACTTTCGAAATCATTAGAGCCGCTAGCCAACCGGCTGTGCCTCCACCTACAACAACTATCTTCATATCATTGTTTCTCTATCAGTACGGCTCATACACTTTGACCACCAGTCAACACCTAAGTTAGTAGTTTCAATTGCATCAGAGTGCGACATACTAACTATATGTCTTATGTGTTCTTCTTTGTTAAATTCTTGTTGTTGAGCTTCTAGTTCTAACTTTGGTATTCTTGATAAGTCAACGTTTGTTGGATATCCCATTTGTATTAACCAAAGTTGCCAGTTAGGTGGATGAAATAGTGTAACTGAATGTACTCTAGAGTAAAAACTTCTTTTAGGATCCTTTAACCAACGTTCATAAAATTTATGTTTTTCTGATTTTACATGTGTTTCTTTTACAAAATTCCAAAAAGGTGTATCCCACTCAGTATCAGCATAATGACTATTAATAAAGTCAACTGCGTCTTCGTACCATGCCATCATATAATTATTATATGTGCTAATTCTAGCATCATCATACCATTGTTGAGGTATCATTTTTGCAAGTTCTTGAACACCTGTTGTCATACTTGCTAATCCTGTACTCTCTAATGGCTCAATAAATCCTCCACTTAGGCCTATTGAAACAACATTCTTGTCCCAAAAGTTTTTACTATAGTAAGGATTCCAATCGATAACTTTCATATTTTCTGGTTTAATTCTGCCATTCCAATGATCGCTAAAATATTGTTTAGCAGTATCAATGTCAGTGATATCTCTATTGAATACCATGCCACTACCTAAACGTGTTTGTGTAGGAATTTTCCAAATCCAACCATGATCTACAGCAGGACAGTTTACATATGGTGTTCGTTCTTTTTCAATATCCTCGTACTCAACATGTCCAGCAACAGCAGTGTTTGTAAACAATCTTCCTTTACCAAGTAACTCAACTCTGTCTTGTTTTTTTAATATTGAACCAAATCCTGTACAGTCAATATAAAAGTCTGAGTAATGTTGATGCCCGTTTTCTAGACCTAAGCTCTCAATATATCCTTCTTTATCTCTATTAACATTTACAACTTCACTTTTAATAATAGTCATATCTCTTTGACATATTTCTTGTAAACGTTTTACTAATTTCCCGCAATCAATATGATATGCTAAGGTTGTGTACGCATTGTGTATATCAATTTTGTTATCCATGTTTGTTTTATAACATGGTAAAGCCAACTCTTGAAAGGTTTCACGCTTGCCTAGATCTGCCCAAACATCATATTGTGTCATTGCTTGGTCAAGGTATGATTTATTAAGATAGAACGGATGCCATACAGTATTACCAGGCTTCTTCCATCCCGGAAAGTTAATGCCTGCTTTATAAGATCCGTCTACTTGTGTGAACCAATCTCTTTCATGTAATCCACACTCTCTAAGAAAAGTAGGAAATGTTAATACAGTTGCTTCACCAACACCAATAGGTGTGCCTACTTCCTTGTCAATTATTGTTAACGGTACGTCCCACATATTATGTCGAATATATGCGGCCGCTAGCCATGCCGCAGATCCACCACCCACTATTGTAATGTTTTCGATTTGCTTCATTTTTTATCCTGTTCTAAGTAATCAATTAAACTAAACACTGTTTCAAACTTAGTTTGGTTAGTTTTACTTTGTAATGTATTGCGTAATCCCATGTGTAAAGGTTTAGGCCATCTTCCAAAACTGACCCACGCATATCCGTCATGTTCTTCGTTTAACTTCGGAAGGAATTCGTCTTTTAGTATGCACAGATATGTATGAAAACTAAATTTTTCATCTGTACTAATAAAAGTTTCTAAAGGAATAGTTTTAATTATGTCTGGTAATTCACCGACTTCTTCGTGTATTTCTCGTTGTAGTGCAGGCCACGGAGCTTCATTCTTACCGTTAGTACCGCCTACTAATCCCCATACATGTTTTTGTTTGCTTTGTGTGCGATGTAATAATAAAAACCGTTGTGTTTTAAGTGAATAAAACAAGGCACCACTGCATATAATCTCTTGGCTCATGCAAGTACTTATTTTAGAGTGCCAGGCGCCAGGTTCCTTTTCGGTATTCCCCTTCGAATGAAAGTATCCATTCTGTGCCAGTCCATCTGTACTGCACCCCAGTATTTAGGTTGGTTACGTATTTTGTTGTATCACCTGGATCTGTACTAGCGTCAAATACTATATGCCATGCACTTCCGTCCCATTCTACAATATCATTTTCGCCTGCTACAAAGTCTGAATTATCTGCATTTTTCCAAGCATCTGGTCCATCATAGCCTGCAGTTCCTACATTAGAACTAGTGTTGATAGCACCTAATAGTAATAATCTAAGTCCAGCGGCTTTTGCAGTAGTAGGATTGTATGTTCCAGGATCAATTATAAAGTCAATTGAGCCAGTATTATTTCTTCCTGCCGGACTTGGTAATGTAGTATTTGTAGGAATAGTATCTTCATCCCAATCAATTATTAATTGACTTTCGTCTAGTGTATTAATAGTTACTGATCCGTTAACACTTATACTTGTATCTTCTCCTGCTAATAGTTTACGTTGTAATTGTAACTGTGATAATCCTGCTCTATATTCGCCTGGTAATGCTTCTATTAACTTAGTCCAAGTTACTGTTCCTGTTTTTCCTCTATCAATTATTTGTGCAATGTTATTCATTACAACCATATTATAGTCTTTGTAAGTTGCAGTAGTAACTGAAAGATTTAATGAATCTCTATTAATACGATCAGTTTGTTTATCCATTGCCGCCCTTTCTGCTGGACTATCAGAATAGGCTTTTAGTTGAGGAGTTGTAATTCCTAATTCAACATTACCGTTTGACTCGTCAAATATACTCATTATAACATTTGTTATAATTCCTAATTTCTTTACTTTGGCAGGCATATTAATGTATATAGGTGTTGTGAAACTAAGTTGTGCAACATCAATTTCACTTTCTGTTCCGATAGGAATTGATCTTGAACTAAAGCTCATGCTTGTTAATTCAACACTTGTTAAACTACTCCAATCAACATAGTTGTCAGTTGTTTGTATTTCTAAACTAGGATTAAACAACATTAATAATTGTTCCATAATTTGTAATTTTTGATCTGTATTTGTTGACCAAATATCTACATTAACATTTAATGTATATGGACTAGGCATTATACGTTCTACTGTATAATTTTTGCCTTGTGTATTCAAATATTCTTTGCCAGCATCATCATATGCACGTTCTCTAATATGCACCTTACTAGTAAAAGAACTATCACTAGTGCGTGATCTGTCTTGTTCTAATCCTGTAATATATACTGACATACGTGGAGCACTAGGTACTTTGTTTTCAGAATTATCTCTTAAAATATGACCAACTTGACGTGTAATATCTCCGTACATAACAGGCACACGTACTATTTTGCCGTCGCCGTCCTTGTAAGAAAAATTACTGAATAGTCTTACAAGTTGTGTAAGATATCTTCTAATTTGTCCGTCATAAAAATGTTGCATTATTATCCCTTACACTTTGAGCAGTGACAATCTCTAATAAAAAAATGTACAACTGCCATAGTAAACCACATCCATGTCATTTCACCTATACCAAATAAGTTAGGTCCGTGATTCATATGTCCCATATTATTACTTAAAAAATATATACCTAAAATTAAAAATATTACTCCTGCGAATTTATGTCTCATGAATTATCTGCCTTTGCCTTCAACGCTTGACTTAAACCTTGTCTTTCTTTTACAGTGTCGCCACCAATTGTTGATTCATTTGTGTTGTTAACAAACGTACCTTTTTGTGTTTGTTTTGTATTAGTATTTGTCATTGTCATCCTTACATTATCTTCCATCTTGACCCATCTTGTTCCGTCATATCTAAATAATCTATTAGGCATCATATCAATTCTCAAGAAATAATCACCTTTAGTTTGTGTAAGTGGAAAACTAATTCCACTACCAAATGCTTCTCCGTTTGGTGCTATACCGTCTCCAATAAGATATCCTGTATATCCTTCACGTTCTGGAGTTTGATTTACTCTATCTGCTAACTCTCCTTGTGTGCTTGCATCAAGGTCTGTTGCATCTGTTGTTACTAGTTCAGGCTCACCTCTATCATCAACTTGTAGTGTATATAAATGACTAGTGTCATAACCTGCTTTAGGAGCATCAGCTTCTGCTTGTGAAATAATAGCATCATTAATTTGCATCTCTTGTTCATATGTGCTAAGAACATCACGTAATGTTTGTGACGAACCTTCTTCTGCAGGTAAATCAAGTATCTCCTTAAACTCTTGCGAGTCAACTATTTGCTTCATTTTCACACGATATAAATGTGGATACCAAGTTGGCGAAAATCCTTCGCTTGCTCTGTTAACATCTTCAACAACATAGAATCGTTTGAGTGCTACAGTATAATCATTGAGTGCATTTTCATCTTTTAAATGAGGTAATTCAATTACATCACCGGACATAATTTTACGTCCCAAAGTTTTTACACTATAATTAATAGGTATAGTCATAAAAATGATATCATTTTGTAAAAATAAACCAAATTGACTCATGTCAAAATCTACATCAGAGACACTATAAATGCCACGCATTGTATAAATGTCTGGATCGTACTTACGATCTCTGTTCTCCATAAACAGCATGTCTTGTATATTAGTTTCTTTTACAGCATTGTATTGAGGCTGATCAGCAGTAGCACTTGCTTCATCAGGATTTTTAGGGCCTAAATACTTGTGTACAAAGACGTCGGTACCTCCAACGGTAAACATCTCTGTTATAGTTTTATCTAAAAACGTGTAATCTTTCCCTCTTTCGGGTTTGTATAAACTGAGTCTCGGCATAGTAATAGTATTTATCGTAACGCATAAATACATTGTACGGAGAAGATATATGGCAACAAACATAAACACTAAAAAACAAGAAGTTTACAAGTACGTAGAACTTAGTCTTGGTGGTGGAATGATCGACGTTGAACTCGATCCAGAGCATTATGAAAGTGCTCTTAACACAGCATTTACTAAATTTAGACAGCGTAGCGAAAATAGTGTTGAAGAATCATATGTATTTTTACCTACAGTAATAGATCAAAATGAGTATATACTACCAAACGAAGTAATGGAAGTAAGGCAAATTTTCCGTAGATCAATTGGTTCACGTACAGGCGGTGGAGATGGCGGAACATTATTTGAACCTTTCAACCTAGCATATACAAACACTTATTTGTTAGCAAGTTCTAACATGGGTGGACTTGCAACATATAATGCATTTGCCGGTTACCAAGAATTAGTTGGACGTATGTTTGGTTCTTTTATAGAATTTAAATGGAACAGATCAAATAAGAAACTTACAATATTACAACGTGCCCGTGCAGAAGAAGAACTATTACTAGAATGTTACAATTACAGACCAGACTTTGAATTATTAGATGACTATATGGCTGTACAATGGATCAAAGATTATACACTTGCTAAGTGTAAATATATGCTTGGAGAAGCACGTAGTAAATTTGCAACTGTAGCAGGCCCACAAGGAGGCACATCTTTAAACGGTGATGCCCTAAAAGCTGAAGCACAAGCTGAGATGGAAAAACTAGAGCAAGATTTATCACTAGCAGTAGCTGGTGGCGTCGGATATAGCTTCACAATCGGTTAAAATAACACTTGACATCTGCTAAATTATAAAGTATACTATACATTATAACTTAGGAGAACAACTTGATAATTGGAATTTGTGGCTTAATCGGTAGTGGTAAAGGTACAGTAGCAGACGTTCTTGTTGAAGAACATAAATTCGAAAAAATATCATTTGCAGATAAACTGAAAGATGCAGTAGGCGTACTATTTGACTGGCCGCGTGACATGCTTGAGGGTGAAACATCTGATAGTAGGTACTGGCGTGAGCAAGAAGATAAGTTTTGGACTGAAGAAACAGGACGTTCAATAACACCAAGATTAGTATTACAAGAGTTTGGTACAGATTGTATGCGTAATGGATTTTATGACGGAGTATGGGTCAGCTTTGTAAAGAAGAAAATAATAGACAATCCAGACAAAAATTTTGTTATTCCTGATGTAAGATTTGAGAACGAAGTAGAAGTAATTAAAAGTATGGGTGGTAAAGTATGGTGTGTAAAACGTGGCCCAGATCCTGTATGGTTTAGACAATATCAAGATTTAGGCATTGAGCCTACAGATATACATCCAAGTGAATGGCGTTGGGCTAAAGCATCATTTGAACATAATATTTACAATGAAGGAACCATTGCAGATCTTAAAAGTCAGGTAAAAGGTCGCCTTGTTTCCACTTTGCGCCTTGCTTCTGCATCAACCTCTGACAGTTCGCACAAATAGTTTTCAAGTTACTTCGCAACGTATTGTTTAGATCACCATCTATATGATATACATTAAATTGTTCAGGTTTATTACTTTTAAAATTACACTTTTCACATACATCTAATTGTCTATAACCAGCACGATGCCATTTAGGTATACCCCACATTTTCTTACCATGGTGTAAACAAGTGTCGCACTGCCTGCGATAAAATGTTTTACCATTTTTTTTATAATTTACAGCCGCAGGCCGGTATCCGCACTCGCATAAAGGTCTCATATTGTATTTACCTACCCTTTGTGGTACCTTTTTATTGGTGTTTTGATATATGTTTTTGAAGAAATCATATAAATACTTTTAACAGTTGTTATAACAGGAGAACTTAAATGGCTTTAATATCACCAGGTGTACAAGTTAGCGTAATAGACGAGAGTTTTTACACACCAGCAGAACCAGGTACAACGCCTATGATTTTTGTAGTGTCTAAACAAGACAAAGCAAACGCTTCAGGCACAGGTACAGCAAGAGGTACAACAAAGGCAAATGCCGGTGTACCATTTTTAATTACATCACAAAGAGATTTATCAGACACGTTCGGAGATCCACACTTCCAAACAGATGCAAGCAACAATCCAGTAAACGGGGGCGAACTTAACGAATACGGGTTACAAGCGGCTTACTCCTATTTGGGTGTCAGCAATAGAGCATTTGTTGTTAGAGCAGATGTTGATCTAAACGAACTTAGCCCAAGTGCAAATGCACCTGCGGCAAATCCAGCAAACGGAACATGGTGGTTTGATACAGCATTAACAAAATACGGAATATTTGAGTGGAACGCAAACGCGGTAACTGTTACTGGTGGACAGTCATTCACTAATAAAGTTCCATTAGTTATTACTTCAAAATCACAACTAGTTGGCGGAAGTGCAACAGGACTTCCTAAAGGCGCAGTTGGTGCAGTAGGCGATTATGCTGTAGTTACAACAACTACTTTGAACAAAGTTTATTATAAAAATAGTTCAGGAACATGGGTAAAAGTAGGCTCAGCGGCTTGGGTAGCAAGTTGGCCAACTGTAACAGGTACAGCGGCTAACCCAACACTAACAAGTAGCCAAGGTATTTCAATTAACGGATCAACAGTTTCGTTAGGTGGATCAGACACTACTGTAGCACAATTTGCGGCGGCAGTAAACAGTGCAGGTATTACAGGCGTTACTGCATCTGTAGTTGATGGTAAAATTAACTTGTTTGGAGACGGTACAAACACAGTTGATGGTACAACAGACGATGATGGCGCTATTAGACTAGCGGCAGGTGGATCAGGTACACTACTTGCAGACCTAGGACTAACAGCAGGTGACTACTATTCACCAGCATTTGAAATTGCTCCACACACAGCAGTTCCAGCATTTAAAACAGCTGATACAAAATCAAGACCAACAGGAAGTGTTTGGTTTAAAATTACTGATGCAAACTTAGGCGTACAGATGAAAGTTAAGCAGTTCAACGGAACTACAAAACTTTGGGAAGACAAGCCAGCACCAGTATATACAAACCATGCTCAAGCATTATATAATTTAGATAAAGCACAAGGTGGTTTAGGACTTGCATTAGGTCAGTTATATGTACAAGCACATACTTCAGAAGCAGAAAACGAAGAATTTGACTTTACAATTATGGCAAGAAACAGTTCAACTGCAACTAAAATTACTTCAAGTGCAGTAGCAACACAATTAAGCAGTCAGTCATATGGCTTTACTATTGCTGAAAGTATTGTAGGACAACTTGCTATGTCAGGTGGACAAGCATTAAGTATTACAGCAACAGGCGCGGCAAGTGATGCAGACTTAATTGCAAACGCAATTAACGCGGCAGGATTTACTAACGTTGTTGCAAGTGTAGATGCTTCAAACAGAGTTGTAATTGAACATAACGATGGCGGAGAAATCCACATTAAAGACACAAACGGTGCTTTAGGTTTAATTGGCTTTACAGCATTTAATTACTCAACAAAATCAGGTACTGCAAACTTATATGCGGCACCAAGCGGTGATGCAACTTATGACTTCCACGCTTCAAACTGGAAGATCCTAACACAAACTGCAAGTGCAGATGCTCCAACAGCGTTAACAACTGATGGTGCATTATGGTACAACAGTATTGTTGATGAAGTTGATATTATGGTACACGATGGTAGTACATGGAAAGGTTACCAGAACGTTTACAGTTCAGCTGATCCATTAGGACCAATTGTAAGTGCAACACAACCAACTACACAACAAGACGGTTCATCTGCACTAGTAACAGGTGATATTTGGGTATCAACAGCAGATTTAGAAACATATCCGCAAGTACACAAATATAATTCAGACTTAGCAAAATGGATTGCATTAGACGAAGGCGATCAAACATCAGAAGATGGTATTTTGTTTGCTGATGCACGTTACGGTACAAGTGGCGGGACAGCTACAGAAGCACC